GATGCGCGAGGCCGAGCCGCTGAACACGACGGAGACGTTGTGCGTGCCGGTGCCCGGGTTCGCGAGGTCCCACGCCTCGGTGAACATCGTCCCGTCGTTCTTCGCGGTGTTCGCGATCTGGGCGAGAGCGGTTCCGTTCCAGTCGCACGAGGAGACGCCCGCGCCGCGGCCCGATGCGTAGACGAGCATCCGGCAGTTGGACGACGGCACGTTGATCGAGATCGTCAGCGTCGAGGAGCCCGGCGTCACGACGGCGCCGCCGTCGGCGTAGGCCATGATCGATGGCCCGCTCGCGATCTGCGCGCAGCCCGGGTCGATCGGGAAGCCTGCGGCGGCCGGGCGCGCGTTGCCGTTGAGGTCGGTCGCCGTGTCGGCGGAGCCGCTGTAGTCCGCGACTCCCTGGAGCAGGCCGCCGTTCAAGCCGTTGAGGTTGAGGTCCCACGTCGTGCTGCCGGCGTCCTTGAAGATCCCCGACACTCCCGTGCGCTTGTTGCTTCCGCGCGCCGTCGAGTCTTGCGTGACGTTGTCAGTCCCCACCGTTCCGCCGCCGTTATCGCACGTACCGGATGACTGCACCACGGTCGCGTAGACGTTGTCCACGTTCACGAGCCCCGTGCCGGTGCAGAGGATCGAAACGTGGTGCATCGTCAAGGGGTCCGAAGCGTGGTTCCTCACGCCATGGCCCGCCCCGCTGCCGCCAACGATCGCGCTGTTCTGGAGTACCCAGGCGGAGTTCGAGATCGCCATGATCCCGTAGTTGCCGCCCTGGGCCACGACGCGCCGCACGACGTTCCAAGCCGAGCCGTTCAAATAGATCGCCGAGTCGGCGTCCGTCGTCCTCGCCGCGATCTTCTCGATGGTCCACCCGAACCCCGGCACGTCGATCCCCTTGCCGCTCGTCACGTCAACGCGGGCGCGCGACGTCATAGCTGCGTAGGTCGGTGCGTTGACCGCTGCGTCTGCGTGCGCGGTAAGCACGTAGGCTCCGGGAGCGCCGCCGCTCTTCGAGAGCGTCACCGTGGTCGTGTCGGTCGGAGCGGCGATGTAGATGACCTGAATCGTGCCAGTGCTTCCGAGCGTCGCCTGCGCCGCGTTGATGGAGGGATAGTCGGCAACGACGCCCGTGACGTTGTTCGCCCCGACGGAGTCGTCGCCGACCGTGATCACTTCATCACCGCAGCCTTGCGGAGCGTGTCGGCGTCGAGGAACACCGGCCGCGGCGCGACGTGCGCGTCAACGATCGGGTCCTCGACGAGCGCACGGCCGACGCGCTCGGCGTCGCGCAGTTCATCGGCGATGCGGTCACTTCCGACGATCTCGAACCCTGTGGCCTTCGTCGCGTCGGGCTTCAGGATCTTCGCCGCCTTGGACGGCGAGAGGCGGAGAGCCGTCACCTGTGCTGCGAACATCGCCGCCTCTGCGTGATCGGCGTCCTCCTTCACTGCCGCGATCGCGGCCTTGAAGTCGCAGCACGACTGCACGTTCTCCGGCGGGACGACGGCCAGATCGAGCTTCACGCGCCGCCAGGGCCAGAGCCTCGGGCTAGCCGCCTCGGTTGCGACGCGGACCGCTTCCTGCGCGTCCTTGAGTCGCGACTGCGCGAGCGCGACCAGGATGACGTCCTTCGGCGCGGTCTGCTTGAGGTCCTCGTCTGCGGCCAGCTCCGCGGCCTCGGCGTCCGTGACCGCCTGCTGAACCTCGTCGGGCACTCCGGAAGCCATGAAGAGCGCTATGCACTCTTCCTCCGGCATGTCCGTGTCCACGACGACGCAGTGCAGCAGCACCAGCTTGCCACGCCCGCGGCCGTCGGGCAGCACGTCGATGCAGTCCCCGACGTGCGTCGGGATCGCGAACCGGCCGTCCTCGCAGGACGGGTCGGCGTGGAAGAGCAGACGCGGCATCAGCGCGCCTCCTCAGCGATCGCCGGGTCGGCGAGGACGAGCAGACGGCACATCTGCGGCCTCCTCGCGGCGGCTACGTGCCCCGGAGCTTGAAGCCCGAGAGCGTGATGGAGACGTCCGAGCTCTTGTCGGCGGCCAGATCGAAGTAGGCGATCAGCCGGCCGGTGCTCTGCGTGGCGTTGTACTCCATCAGGATCGCGTAGCGTGCCCCGGAGCCGCTGCTCGGAATCTGGCCGCCGGACGCCGTGTAGACGACGTCCTTGATCGTGATCTCGCCGCGGTCGTTCGTGTCGTCGGCCGACTCGGCCGTGAACCCCGTGGAGCTCGCCTCGACGTCGACGCCGCCGGCGCTGTAGCCGTTGCCGGTCGCGATCTCGTTGGCGCTGACGTCGGACCACGTGTCGTGGTCCACGTTCGGCGTGTACGAGCTCGTGACGAGCGCCATCTTCCACTTCGTCGGCAGCGAGCCTCGCCCCACGCCGTTCGTGAGGAGGATCATCTTGCCGCGGTTGTAGACGCCGGAGGACATGGGGTTCGCTCCTCTACGAGTCGATCGTCCAGGTGCCGTTCTTGCGGTCGACGCGCCACACAGCGCTCGTCAGGCCGAGCAGCCGCACCGACTCGCCCTTCGACGCGGCGCACTGGATGAAGCCGGCCGTCGAGCTGTCCGAGGCGCCGTCGCTGATCACGTCGTCGCCGACGGCCTGCAGCTTGATCCGCTGCGCCGCGTCGGTGAGCACGTCGATCACCAGGCCCGCCTCGCACGCCGGCAGCGTCAGCGTCACGGTGGCGCTCGCGCCTCGGTTCGTGAACAGCGCGCCCGTGTCGGCCGGCAGGATCGTGTAGTTGCCCGTCTTGATCAGCACGTCGAGCTGCGTGCGGCGGAAGCCGAAGCGCGCGATCTCGAGGATGATCAGGCTCTGCCGCACGCACAGGAGCCACTTGCTCGTCGAGTCGAGGACGCAGTCGCGGCTGTCGCGCAGGTTGAACTGTCCGTCGCCGCCGGCCGCCTGCTTTGCCGTCACCACGTGAGACGCGTTCGCGCAGCGGAACAGGATCAGGGCGCCGTCGGGCACCTCGTCCAGGTCGACGTTCGTCAGGTCGTCGGCCGAGGCGCCCCCCTCGGTCTCGATCGAGAAGATGCGCGCGGCGTTCGCGCCCGGCGCCATGACGCCGCTGGCGATCGTCAGGGTGGACTCGGCGCCGCCGCCGGGGAGCTCCGCGATCACGCTGCGGACCTGTTCGGCGATGACCGGACCGTCGGGGCCCTTCCTCGAGGAGGAACCCCAGTAGCCGGAAGCGGGCAGCGACGTCATGCCCGAAGTCTGGTTCCCTGCTTCTACGAGGTCGTCAGCGCGACCACGAACCGCGAGAGCTGCGCCGGCGTGGTGCCGCCCGGCATCGAGACCCGGAACTCGTGGAGCCCGGGCCCGACGCGCTCGAGCTTGCCCGGCCACGGCACCCACGCGTCGCCGTAGATCTTCCACAGCGGAGCGTCGACGTCGTCGTCCCACAGATCGGTGCCCGGCCCGGTCCAGAGCGGGCCCGTGGGCCGGCGGTACTCGACGCGCCAGCCGGGCGGCGTCGCGGCGATGTCGAGCGTGAGACGCGCCTCGGCGAGCGCGGCCGCCATGGTGACAGTGATCGGCGTCGTGTAGACGACCGGCTGGAACCGGTCGCCCCACAGAGAGGCGGCCGGGTCGAAGTTCCACAGCGGCGCGATCCCGCCGCGCCGGCGCTTCCAGAGGTCCGCATCCGGATCGGTGTCCCACAGCGGCGCGGTCGGCGTGACATCCCAGAGCGGCACGGCGTCACCGACGCCGACCGGCCAGAGCGGCGGGTCGGAGTCCGCCGAGGCGGTGAGCTTCCCGCCGGCGACGGTGCCGCCGAGGATCACGCCTGGGAAGCCGAGCGCGCCCTTGTCGATCGACGTCAGGACCGTCGTGAGGGCCGGCGCGAACGGCTTCGGCGTGTCGATCAGCACGGCCGGCGTCGGGCTTCGGTTCCCGTCCTCGTCCACGGCCACGACCAGGAACGTGCGTTCGCCGCCAGGGACGCCGCACAGCGGGAACGGCGCGGACGGCCAGAGGCCCTCGTGGGCCGGCTCCGCGGCCTCCCAGAGCCGCACGTCGCCGGGCGCGTGCCGGATCTCGTAGCCCGCGAGGTGATCGATCACGACCGGCAGCCGCCACGACAGGCAGTCGCCGTCGGTGATGGCCACGTCCACGACGTTCGGGAGCTCGCGCTCTGGCGCCTCGACCAGGTGCGTCGTCGTCACCCAGTCCGTCGCGCTGCCGAGCTCGTCGACCGTGCGCACGCGGATCTCGTACTCGTTCCCCTCCTCGAGGCCGTCGATCGTGAACGACGTCGCGGCCGCCGAGACGCGCGGCAGCACGGTCCAGTCCGCGTCCTCGTCGTCGGTCGCCTCCCGGTAGTGGACCTCGAAGTCGATCACCGGTTGCGCCTCCTGCGGTGAGCCGGCGGAACGGAGAGCGCCACGGCCGCCGGCGGCGCCATCTGCGCGGCCGTCGTGCTCAGCGTCACCGTCAACGTGCCGGGCGACGTCGTCTCCACGGACTCGATCACGACCTGCGGACGCCCGTCCGTGGCCTCGCGGGAGTCCGGAACGACCTCGCCCATGACCTGGAAGGCCCAGCCCGGGCGATCGACGCTGTCGGCGTCGGCGTCGTACACGGCTTCCTCGACCGGCACGGCCTCGATCTCAGCCGTGAGGTCCTGCGCCGGGCGGATCCCCGTCACGAGCACCTCGAGGCTCACCAGGGCGGCCTCGCCGAAGGAGACGACGTCGCCGACCGCGGGCTTCTCGCCGGCGACGGTGATCGGGGAGGCGAAGGCGACCGTCTCCTGGTCGCCGGCGACGGTCACGATCGGCGCCACGAAGGACTTGAAGTCGGAGCTGCGCCGGTAGAGCAGCGCGTAGCTCTTGCCCGTCTCCATGGGCATCGCCTGGTCCAGGGTGATCCCCGCGACGTCGGAGCCGCTGAGCACGAGCGCCTTGACGCGGCCGGCAGCGATCGAGCGCGAGACCGACTCGAAGGAGATCCGCACGCGGTCACCCATCTCGAGCGTCAGGTACTCCCAGTCCGCCCGCCACCGGTAGACCATGGTCCGGAGCCGGTTCACGGCCAGGTGGTAGCGCGCGTCCCTCCACACGATCGCCGGGTCGATGACGCCCTGCGTCGGCCAGTCGTCGAACTCCGTCGCGACGGCCGCGCCGCCCGTGCCGGCGGCGTTGTAGCCGTCGTCGAAGACGATCTCCTCCTTGAGCTGCCAGTCGTGGTAGGCGTCCTGAAACCGGACCTTCAGCCCGTGCGGCAGCTTCGGCCAGGTCCTCTGCCAGTTGAAGCCCCAGGAGTTGACCGGCGTGAAGACGCCGGCGACCGGCGCGTCCGGATCGTCGCGCACCATGCTGAACTTGCCGTCGCGCAGCGTGAAGACGCAGCGGCAGGCCGCGGCGACTATGCGCAGGCGCTCGAGGACCGAGCTCTCGGTGTCGAACACGAAGTCGAAGAAGCGGTGCGTCGAGTCGAAGTACTCCGAGAGCTCCTGCAGGCGCGGCAGGTCGACCCACTTGTCGAGGTCCGCGTCGGCGATCGCCAGGCGGTTGCCCGGGTCCTGCAGCACGCGGCGAAACGCCGCGGCGGGGTTGCGCGTCGGCGCCTCCGTCCACGCGGCGCCGTCCCAGGCCTTCACCGAGCGGTGCGCGATCGCGGAGAGCTCGTCGATGATTCCGTTCACCTCCGAGGTGCCCGTGATTCGCGTGACGATCCGCGCGTGTCCGGACTCCTTCAGCGGATCGCCCATCCGCTTGCTGCGCAGCGCCGTCCAGTAGGTCTTGTCGATGAGCTTGCTGCCCGCGGCCGCGGCGGGGGTCAGGCGCTTCACCTCGACTACGTACGTCCCCTTCGTCACGGGGTAGGTGCGCGTGACCCGAATCAGGCTTGTCGTGTTCGCGGTCTTGGTGAAGTCCTCGACCTTCTGCGGCGTCGTGCCGACGAGCCCGATGGAGACTCGGACCGTGACTGTCGCCGAGGTGAAGCCGCCGGAGTTGTGCGGGAACGTGAGCCCCTGCCAGGTGAGGTCGATCGAGATCTCCTCGGTGTCGGCGATCGTGTTTCGCCGCTGCGGCGTCCCGGGCCCGGACGCGCCGCCCTTCAGCTCGAGCGAGAGCGGCTCCTCGTTCACGTCGGCGACGACGAGCGTGATCGGCGCGTCGGTGGGGGTGCCGCGGCGCAGCTCCACCTCGATCTTCTTGAAGTAGCCGTCGCTCTGCATCACCCGGTCGTAGACCAGCGTCTTGCCCTCGCTGAAGATCGGGTTCGCGCCGTGGCGGAGGTCCTCGAAGTCGATCGGACCCCGGCCGAAGTCGAACATCTGCGTCACGGTCGTCTTGCCGCCCTTGCTCTCGCTGTACGGCGTCATCGCCTGCGGCGGCACGTACCTCGTGGTGCCGAGCACCTGCGGCACGACGGCGTAGCGCTCGATCCTGTTCCGCGTGCCGTCGATGAGGTTCTGCCCGCGGGACACGGCCTTCATCACCGGGTCCACGGGCGGCGGCTTGATCAGGGCAGACGCCGCGAGGTTGCCGATGATCGCCACACCGGCGGCTGCGGCCGACGACCCGACAAGGCCGAATCCGAGAGCCGGACCAGCGACGCCGCCGGTGACAACCGTCAGGATCGCGATCGTGATCAACGCATAGATCTGCTGCGCCTGCCGGTTGCCGCTTCCTGCCGCGATCATCGCTCCCGTCGAAGGAGCGAGCGGTCCCTCCGGCATCGCCCGCACGATGATCAGCGCGTCTGCCGCGGGCGTGACCTCGCCCCACTGCGCACGCGGCACCAGGCGGTCATCGACGAACACGAGCAAGTGACGGTGCGTCGGCGCCTTCACCTCGCTCAGGATCTCCGTCAGGGTCCGGCCGGTCTGCACCTGGTGGAACTCGCGGTCGGTGAGGCGGAATGGCGAGCGCGCCAGGAGGAGGTTCGGTCGGGCGGCCGGCGCTTCGATCGCGGTCATGCGAACTCCGGGTGACGGTGGAACGAGACGACGCGCGGCGCCCACTTCGGCGAGTTCAGCCGCTCCAGCACGGCCCACGCGCGCGGCAGCACGTGCAGGAACCGGCCGCCGGCGGCGACGACGCCGACGTGCGACGGCTCGCCGGCGACGCGCAGCAGGACGACGTCGAACTCGCGCGCCGCCGCGGCCGCGACCTCGAGCCACGCCGGCGCCTCGCGCTGCGCGAGCGCCGCGAGCTCCGCGACGTCCTGCGGGTCGTACTCCTCGAGATAGCTCGGCAGCGCGACGTGGCGCTCCTGGGCGAGGACCTCGCGCACGAGGCCCCAGCAGTCGAACGCGTCCGGCCCGCGGCCGCGCAGCGCCCACGGCAGCCCCACGTAGCGGTCCGTCCAGGGCCTCACGTGGGGTAGAGCCCCGGGTGCGTCGCCGGCGTCATGCGGGCGAAGGCCGGCTCGTCGAGGATCGCCGGCAGCGAGAGCTCCCCTCGCAGCGTCGCGGCGTCGCCGCCCACGGAGCGCACCTCGAAGTGGAACGGTCCCGCCTCGGTCACGTCCGGGGTGCTCTTCAGCGCGATCTCGTAGGTGATCGCCGCCGGCTCCCCCGTCAGCGCGAGCACCGCGTCGCGGACCGTCACGTCGGCCGCGTCGAGTTCCATCTGCACCGATGGCAGCTCGTCCTTCGTCGACGCCGGCAGCGTGACCCGGAACGGCCATGACACGTACGTGTCCCCGTCCTTCACGACGTCCGTGCCCGCGTCGATGATCCGGATCGGCGCGGCAAGGTCGGCGTGCTCGATCGTCAGCGCGACGACCGGCTCCTCGCCCGTTTCCGGCGCCCCGGCCGCCGCCCTCGCGTTGTCGGAGAGCTCGCTCACGTGTGGATCCTCAGCGGCAGCGTGGTGCGCCACTGACGCTGGCTCGGGTCCTGATGGCCGGCGATCGACGTGAAGGACGGCCGCGACCGGAACGACATCTCGACCGATGCGTCCGTCACAGGGTGCCGCCAGACGAAGCGCGACACGCCTCCCGAGAGCGTCGTCATCCAGAACGTCTCGAAGAGCGCGACCTGGGCGCCCGTGAAGACGGCCTCCGGGCTCGCCATGGCGATCTCGAGGATGGACCGGCGCCGGATCTTCGGCGGCCCCAGCTCCATCGGCGTCTGGATGCGAGAGTCAGCGCGCTCGATCGTCAGTCCGAGGAACTGCTCCTGGGGCAGGTTCTGCGGCCAGTAGATGGTCATCCGCGCGACCTCCCGCCGCGGCGGACGCCGCGGCGCTCGAGCTCCTGGTCGATCGGCCCGTGCGTCGCGAGGTCCTCGAGCACGGCCGCTCGGACGAAGACGTGGATCTCTCGGCCGCTGGCCGTTCGGTTCGACGAGGCATCGACCTTCGCACCGACGTGGTCGTGCACGTGCAGCGTGACGCTGTCCTCCGCACGGGCTGACTTCGTCTCGGTCGCCAACATCGACTTCGGCGCGCCAACGCCGGGAAGCGTCGACGTGTAGACGGGCTTGCCCGCGCTGCTGCCGGCGGGAGTGAACGACGTCATCAGCGCTGAGAAGATCTGGTTCGAGGCGAGGCGGAGGCCGGCGTCGGCGATCCTCTGCAGTGACTGGACCGCGACGTCGGCCGCGGACCGGAACCCGCCCTTCATCGAGACGAAGACGTCGCCGAAGCCCTCCTGCAGGCTGGTGAAGACAACGGCTCCCGTCTCGCCGACCGTCTGGAGCTCTGTGCGCGCGGCCGCGGCGCGCGCGGAGAAGCCCTCGGCGAAGGTCGCCGAGTTCTGGTCCAGCACGATTCGCTCCTTGTCCTGCGCGAGCTGGCGCTGGCCGCTGACGGTGAGGTACCTCGCCTGCACCGCGAGACGCAGCTGCGCGTACCTCTCCTCGATCGCGAGCTTCGTCTGTCCCGTCTTCGCGATGTCCTCGATCTCTCGCCGTTGCGCAACCTCAAGCGCGTCGAGCTCCTTGTCGAGCGAGTCCATCGTGAGCTGCAGGACCGCGTGGCGGGAGTCCTCCATCGCTCGAAGGTTCGTCTTCGTGAGCTCCCCGAGGACGCGACCCGCCTTCGCCTTCGCGTTCGCCTCGAGCGCGTCGAAGTTCACGCCGAGCGCGGTCAGGACCGGCCCGAGAGCCTTCACCGCCTCCTGCCGAAGGTCGTAGAAACGACCGCGTAGCTCGGCCTTCAGAGCCTCGTTGTTGCCCGCGGCAGCGATCTGGCGCGCCTCCTCGGCGTCGATCGCGGCGGTGGCCTGCCGCTGCGCCTCCTCGAGCGCGGCCTTGCGAGCCACGCCGATCTCGGCGAGCGTCTTCTGGAGGCCCTGCAGCGCGGAGTCGTCCTCGACCTTCGTCTGAGCATTCAGCGTGTCCGTCTGGGCCTTGATCTGGGTCGCCTGCGCCTCCAAGGACTGCTTGCGCGCGGCCGTCTCCACGCTGAATGCGTCTGTGCGAAGGTCGCGCTGCTTCGTCAGGAAGGCCGTCAGGCCGCTCTCAGCGGCCTCGATCAGATTCCGGGCGGAACTCTGTATGCCCATCGCCTCGCGGCTCCGATCGGCCGCCTTCGTCGGCATCGAGAGGGCGGAGCCCTTGAATCCCCAGACGTCCTTCTCTGAGTTTCCGGCGCGACGCAGTGCCTGCTCGATCTGCTGGAAGTTGTCGAGGCGGTCCTTCTCGACCTGGACTAGGCGATTCGTCCTGACCTCCTCCTCGGTGATGCCGCGCGCCCGAGCTTCCTGCCAGTCCGCCAAAGACCGTTGCTGCGCTTGGAGCTGCGCGCCGACCTTTGACTGCTCGTCCTGGCTGCGCTTGATCGCGTCCACGGAGCCTTCCCATCGCGAGTCCGCGGCCTCTCCGACCGCCTTGAAGGCCGCCACTACCGCCGCGATCGAAACCGCGGCGACACCGAGGGTCCCCGCGGGCGACGCTACTTCGCGCAGGCCCATGGCGAGCTTCAGCAACTTAGCGTCGCCGAGGCCCACCTCGCGGCCGAGTTCGCCGACGACGTGGACGGCCTTCCCGAGCCCTCGATCTGCATCTTCGCCGCTCGTACGGAGCTCCTTCACGGAGCCCGCCATCGATCGGACGGAGCCTTGCGCGGCGCGCGTGTTCTCAATGAACTGCGCCACGCGCGCGCTGAAGTCGGCGTGTACGGCTCCGAAGGCTTCAGACATCGTCGCACCTCACGTTGCGCCGCCGAGCAGCGCGTGGAGCCTCTGGAACCGGCGCTGAAGGTCTTCCGGCGGCTTTACCGGCGCCGGCTCCGGGGCCGCCCCGCCCGTCAGCTCCTCGAGGAAGCGGTGCAGCGGCGGCAGGGGCGTCTCCTGGTAGACGCGGGCGCACCACTCCGCCGCCCAGCCCGCGGCGAGCGCCATGTCGCGGCGCTGCTCGAGATGCCAGGCCGAGGCGTCGATGAGCTCCTGGAGCTCGGCGGCGCAGAGCTCCCAGAACTCGCGGTGCGAGACGCCCGCCCGCAGCGCGGCCTGCAGGAGACGGCGCCAGTCGATCAGCCCGCCGCCGGGGCCGGCGCTTTTGGGTCGCCACTTTCCTTCGCCGGCATCCGCTCGCCGTCCGTGGTGATGGCGCGCTCGAGCGCCTCCTGCAGCCGCTCCGCAATCCCTGCGCGCCCGATCTCGACGATCGCGACCTCGAGGATCTCGCGCGCCTTGCCCGGGTGTTCCGATGCGGCAGGCGTGGGCTGGTCGATCGCGAAGCGGACGAGCTGCTCCACGACGTCGCACCATCCGGCGTCGCCGGCGTAGTCCCCGACGCGCTTGTAGAGGGCCTCGAGCGAGAGCTTCAGCTCCTTCTCGATGCGCCAGAAGGCGCGGAACGTCAGGCGGATCTCGACGGTGCCGGCGGGGCCGGGGAGCTGCACGCTGCGGTTCATGGGACTCCTGGTGCGGCTACGCGAACGTGGGCGCGGCGGTCGGCTGGAAGGTGATCGTCGCCCGGAGCCCGGCGCCCTTGCTGGCCTTCGGCGCGACCTTGGCGACGTACGCCTTGTAGATCCACTTCTTCGAGCCGGCGTCCGGGAACGAGACGCGGTAGTAGCGCAGGGTCCGCGCGTGACAGTCGGCGATCACGCCGACCGAGGAGTCCTGCGTCGTGTCGGTGGGGATGAAGTTCACGTCGACGTCGAACGGCGCGAGCACGCCGGTGCCGGTCGGCCTCATCTCCTTGTAGCCGCTCGGCGACTGCATGTGCGACGCGTCGAAGAAGTCCTGCTCGATGGCCGGAAGATTCGGGAGATCCAGCACCTCGGCGATCGCCGTGAAGTTCGTCGCCGTCGCGACGTCGCCGCGCTCGAGCAGCGTGCCGAAGGCACCGGTCGCGTTCGTTTCGGCCATGGCGGGCGTCTCCTGGGCTCGGTCGGATCAGCCCGGAGTGTCCTTCCCTGCTTCTCGGCCCTCAGATCGCGCGGAACCAGAGGAGCACGTCGAGCTGCAGCTCGTGCAGCTTGAGGTCGGAGAGCACGTAGTGCCTGGGGCCCTCGACCGTGGCCTCGTAGATCTGCACCGGCCCCATCATCCCGCGGAAGCCGCTCACCGCGTCGACCACGCGCGACGCGAGCCGGCGTGCCGGCTTGTACTCGGTGTCGTAGACGCCAAGCTGTACGCGCGCGAACTCGAGCGACGAGCGGCCGGCCACATGGTGCTGGGGCAGGTCGGTCACGAGCTGGTAGGTGATCGCGGGGTACGTCCCAGCCTGCGGGAGCACGGCGGGGTAGATCCGGACCTTGTCGCCGTCGACGACGGCGTCCCGGACGAACGGCTGCTGCGTCAGGAACGCACGCAGGCCGTCGAACTCGACTGCGATCGGATCGGACATCGTCACCCGCCTTCCTTCGCGTCGAGCGCCGACGCGATCGAGAGCGCCGACTTCCGGGACAGCTTGCCGGTCCGGGCCTGGGTCGCGAGCCGCTTCGCGGTCGCTTCGAGGACCTTCCACACCTCGCTCTTGAGGAGCTCGAAGGCCTCCTCCTTGCGCGCGTCCCAGGCCGGGCGCGCGAACGGATGCGCCGGGACGCGTCCGATCACGCGGAGAGTCTGGTTCTTCCGGCCCTTGCGCGTCGTGGCGCGCTTGCCGACGACCAGGCGGTGGCCGAACTCCACCAGGTGCGCGTGCGGCGCGTTCACGTAGACGAAGACCTCGGCGAAGTCCTTCAGGGTCCCGGCCTGCGCGCGGAGCCTCCGCTGGTTCTTCGGGAGCGACGTGCTGATCACGATCGACTCGGAGATCCGGCGCTTCGCGTTCGGATCGTCGCCACGGGGCGCCAGCGCGCGCATCTCGTCGGCGACCGGCTCGGCCGCCTTCTTCAGCGCCTTCTGCAGGACCTCTTTCGCGAGCGCCGCGCCGAGCTCGTCGAACGCGGCGATGAGGGCGTCCATGCCCTCGAACTGGAAGTCGAAGAACTTCTCAGCCACCTACGGCAGGCGCGCCACGACGATCAGGCACTCGGCGTGCGCGCACTCGAAGTAGAGCTTGCCGTCGGTCTGCTGGAACCCGGTCACCGGGAACGGGCCGTAGATTCCGGTCGCACCCGCTGCCAGCGTGTCGGTGAGGTCGCCGGTGCGTCCCTTGTCGTCCGCGGTCGACGTGAAGGTGATCAGGCGGCCCGTCGCTCCGCTGTTGCGGATGATCACCATCTCCTTGCCCGTCAGCGCCACCTGCTCCTTGTTCGTCGCGTCGGCGGCGACGGCCGTCTTCTGCGTCGCGGCTGCGAGGGCGAG